AGCAGAAGAAACGTGGTAACATTACCATGTTTTCCAAAAAACCCTTTTAAATCAGAGGCGTTTTAACAAAATGCCAGATATAAAGCCTAAAAAGATGGGAAGACCATCTAAGTACACGCCTGAGTTAGCCGCTGAGATATGCGAAAGACTCAGTAATGGAGAACCTCTGCGTCAGATCTGCAGGGATGAGCATATGCCTGCGTGGACGGCGGTGTATGCGTGGAGTGCAAAAGACGCTGAACTTTCCGAACGCATCGCGCGAGCAAGGGAAATGGGTTTTGACGCTATAGCTGAAGAAACTCTACTGATTGCCGACACCCCGAAGTGGGGAACCAAAGAAACTGTTGGCAAGGATGGCTCGACCGTCACGCGAGAAGACATGCTCGGTCACCGCAAGCTGCAGATCGAGACGCGCCTGAAGCTGCTCGCCAAGTGGGATCCAAAGCGTTACGGCGATCGGATCGCTTTGGCTGGCGACAGGGAGAACCCGATCCACATTGAGGCGAAGGTGCAGGCTGAACAATACTTCGAGGAGCTTCTAGTCAACCTCGAACTGAGCAAGGCTGTTGGTGACTGACCTTTCAGTCCTGACTAATCCTGAAGTAAGGGCGCAATTCGAGTCGCTCGACCCGATGTATCGTCTGGCGTGGACATGGCGAGCCAAGTGGCTCAAGACCGCGCACAAGCACCAGATCCTTCCGCAGGGTGACTGGTGGTCAATCTGGCTGATGCTGGCAGGTCGTGGCGCAGGTAAGACGCGTACCGCGGCAGAGCAGATCGGATGGTGGGCGTGGAAGCAACCGAACACCCGATGGCTGGTAGCCGCTCCAACGAGCCTAGACGTCCGTGGAACGTGTTTCGAGGGCGACTCAGGGTTGATGTCTGTCATCCCGTCCGCGTTGATTGAGGACTACAACAAGACGCTACACGAGGTGAAGCTGGTCAATGGCTCGCTGATCAAGGGTATCTCAGCCAGTGAGCCTGAGCGCTTCCGTGGCCCGCAGTTCCATGGCGCATGGCTGGATGAGCTTGCCGCTTGGGAATACCTGCAGGAGGCGTGGGATCAGATCCAGTTCGGCGTGCGTCTCGGAACCAAGACGCACATCATCGCCACCACCACGCCGCGACCGAAAGACCTGATCGTCGAGCTGATCGGTCGAGAGGGCGACGACGTCGTGCTGACCACAGCCTCGACATACGAGAACCTGAAGAACCTCTCGGAGAACTTCAAGAAGCAGATCCTGAGCTACGAGGGGACTAAGCTTGGGCGGCAGGAGATCTACGCCGAGATCATCGATCCTGAGGATGGCGGCATCGTCAAGCGTGAGAACTTTAAGTTGTGGCCTGACAAGAAGCCGCTACCCAAGTTCGAGTACATCGTCCAGTCCTATGACTGTGCGACCAGCGAGAAGACGCAGAACGATCCGACGGCGTGCATAACGTGGGGCGTGTTTAAGCCGCAGGATGGCCCGATGTCCGTGATGATGATCGATGCATGGCAGGATAGATTGCAATATCCTGACCTGCGACCAAAGGTCATCGAGGAGTTCAAGACAAGTTATGGTGAAGGCAAGGAAGGCAAGCGCGTTGATCTGATCCTGATCGAAGACAAGTCAGCAGGCATCTCGCTGATACAGGATCTTCAAAGGGCAAATTTGCCTGTTCGAGCATACAACCCCGGACGAGCCGACAAGGTGCAGCGATTGAACATTGTGTCGAACGTGATCGCCGCGGGGCGCGTGTGGGTTCCTGAGTCTGGTGTGAGGAAGGGTTACGTCAGAGACTGGGCGGAGGGAGCGATCAGCCAGATCTGTTCGTTCCCTGAATCAACGCACGATGATTTCGTTGATGCGACAACACAAGCATTAAGATACTTGCGAGATGCTGGTTGGCTCGACATTGATCCTCAGCGTGAGTATGATGACGAGGACGACGAATACTTCCGTCAAAAGCGTGTCAATCCTTACGCGGTGTGACCTATGCCATCACCACTTGAACTGATCACCGAAGCGAGACGAGCGCAAGCCGCGGAGACTCCTGCGTCGCCGTATCAGCGCATTCAGTCTGGTGTTGAGTCTCAGTTCGAAAAAGACTTCCGCAACAAGTTAGCTCAAGAGCAGATGGAGCGTGAGCAGGCTGTGAAGTCTGGCTTGGCATCGTGGGTGCCTGAGGTGCCGGGCTTTGTTGCTGATGTCGCGGTCGATCTGCCATACAACATCTATCAGCGTGCTAAGGGCTTGCGTGGCGAGAACATCAAGCCGCTTGGCTTTGGTGAGAAGGTAAGAGCCGAGACAGGTAAGGCGCTCGGTCTTTATCCTGAGACATCCGATCAAGTCAGCATGACTCCGCCGCCTGCGCATGAGGAAGTGACACAGCTTTTGCAGATGGCAAACCCGCTTGCATGGTCAGCGCTTGGTGAGCCGTTAGCGATCGCTAGAGCAGGAAGCAAAGTGATGGGTGCGGCAAAGCCAATCATGAAGGCTGGAGCACGTGAGGTTGGTCGGGCGATCGACACCGCTATGCTTGAAGGGCAAGGCCCGTTCGGTCAGTTGCTCGCACCAGTCGCACCACGTCGCCTTGATGTCTACCACGGCGGCAGTCGGTTCGCCCCCACGCCTGAGAATCCATTGGGCGCGTTTGATCCGAGCAAGATCGGCACAGGCGAAGGATTGCAGTTCGGTTATGGAACGTACCTGACAGAAGCTCCAGACGTTGGGCGTGGCTACGTCACGCGTGACATGGACTATGAGGCAAAGCTCTACAAGCTCTATCAGCAAGCGGAGAAGCGCAACGATCCGTTCTCGATGGAGATCCTTGAGCGTGCCATGATGCACAAGACGCCGAGTGAGCTGCGCACGATGTACCCGCCGCAGGCTGCAGGACTGATTTCGCAGATCGAGAAGATCCCGCACTCAGGCGCTCTGTACAAAGCAAACCTACCTGATCAGTTGATCCCGCAGATGCTGGATCTTGATAAGCCTTTCTTGGAGCAGCCGCATGTTGTCAAAGCACTGGAGGCGGAAGGACTCAACAGGGACGCACTCAATCAGATTGCTCAGAACATTGGGACATCCGGTGACTCGCTCTATCAATACATGGCGCGTCGGTTGGGTGGACAGAAGCAGGCGTCCGAGTACATGCGTAAGATCGGCATCCCCGGTAACGTATATCTTGATCCTAGTCAGAGAGACCTAGGGCTGAACGTCCGCAACTTCGTTGTGTTCCCCGGCGAGGAGAAGGCTGTCCGCATCAAGCAGAAGCTGAAGAGCGGCGGCGAAGTCAGCATGGATGCCATGCGTGTGGCGGTATGGGGTAAGCCCGATCATAAGCAGTTTGGTGGCGTTTCTAAAGTAATTAAGGCTGGAGCAAAAGCTGCTAAGACATTAAACGACTTGCCAAAAACTAGCGAAGAACATGTAAGAATTTTTAGGGGTAGTCATCAAAAAGAACCAAGATATATTGTCAAAGAAGACCATTTCCCTGATGTGTTTGGTGGAGTTTTTGGAAGTCCCGATCCATCTGTAGCTGCAGCTTTTGGTTCTTCAAGACATTACACAGACATTCCAAAAAGTAAAATATTGACTCAACATGATTTAAATTATGAAATTCCTTATGAAAAAACAAAAGATGCTTTATTGAAAGCACGTCCAAGCCTGAAAGATGACCCTGAGTTGTTTGACAAGATTTACGAAGTTGTCATTAACGATCCAAGCCAAGACTTAAGAAATTTAGACGAGGATTTTATTCAAAAGGCATTTGGTGAAGAAAGAGAATGGGAAGCTCAAAGATTAAGAGGTCAAGTCTCCAAAAATCTTGGGTTCAAAGCAGTAGAAATGGTTGATGAGATGGGCGGCACTTATCTGGTATCCCCCGGCGCAGAGTTTAAAGTTATGGATGCTCCTGACTCATTGCCAGAAGTAAAGAAAGCCAAAGGTGGTTCCGTCACTAATGACGCTATGCGCGTAGCTCTGTGGAATAAGCCAGATCATAAGCAGTTTGGTGGATGGGCAAAGGGCGCTCGTTCTGTAGAAGAAGCAAAGCGTTTATATGACATTGCCAAGGGAACACGCGCCAAGGCAGCGCAAGAAGCTGCTGGTTTGTACCATCCAATTGGCGGTGGGGTAAAACTTTCTAAGCCTGTAGAACTCATGCAGTTTGAGACTAAAGTTGACCCAACGGTTACTGGCGTTCAACGGAAAATTATTACCCCTGACAAAATGCTAGGTGGTATTGGTATTCCTTTAGTAGGAGATCGAGCTGCAGGAGGTAAATTGCTTACAAGTGTTGAGGGATCTCAGTTTGTTAATCCTATAACACTTGAGGCAGGCCCTGACTATATGCTTACCCACACAATTCCCGGATCGCCAGAGAGTTCAATTTGGCGCTCAGGCAAGGGCATAATCAGCGGCTTGCTAAATCAAGTCGAGTACGTTAGTGATATGGGTCGCCCAATCTATGGTGTAAACGTGGTTGGCGCACCAACTAACGTGAACTACAACACGATGGTGACCGAGGCGCTGTTAAATCAATATGACCCAACGGCGTTGACTAATAAAGCCAAGATGGAGTTTCTGAAAGACATTCGCAACTATGTCCCAGATCCTAAGAAACCCCATCTAAAACCCGGTGCAGTGCTTACCGCGGCTGATCTGAATGATGTAGAAGCGCTAAGGGCAAAGATGTTGGCAGAGGGCGCAGGGCCATTGCGTAAAGCATTTGTCGAGCGTATGGGGTTAGAGCCGTTCCAAAAGATGGGTTTCCCAGATGCAGCCGCGTCTCGTTTGGCAACCACTGAGCCGCTGTTGCTTGAAGTCCCAACGGGAACGGCTGGCTTTACCGTTGGTACTATTGATCCAGCAGCTCGTGCATTAGCTTCAACGCCGCGTGGACATAAAACTTATCCAATCTCTTTGGCTGGGGAATATTTTGGGTCATTAGATCAGCCAACAGACTTTCGAAACATCTTTCAAGACTTTGCTGATAAGCGACGCACGTTTGGCAAACCAGAAAGATCTGACTGGAGATCGTTCAGTCTTTCGCCACAGTTCCAGACTTTTGATCAAGAGTGGTTAGATCGATTGATGACTGCATACGGAGCCAATAAACCGCGTGAGTGGAAGAAGGGCGGGAAGGTAGCCAAGAAAGCAGAAGGCGGCATGACATCAGACGACTTGATAGTTGAAGAGAGGAAGCTGTAATGGCGTTAGAGAAGATCGCCAAGGTTCCTGCATTACTCCGCAAGGCAAGAGGCGTAGCTGATACGCGTCCATTCTATTCCCCGATCGACCAAGCGATCGCTGAGATCACGCAGACCAAAGCGACTGGCGACCAGATGCTGGCTGCGTTGCTGAAGACTAAGGGTGTAGCGAAAGAACTGAAGGATCGACCCGCAATCAAGAAAGCGTTAGAGCAGCCTAAGATAACCAAGCAAGAGCTAGAGCGTGTAGCGGCAGAACATCCGCCTGCGCAGATTGAGGAAAGCAGATCTAGCGGAACCTTTAATCAATTAGAGCCAACGCTTCCGAAAGATGGAAGCTTAGGGCTTGTAAAAGATCCGCCTTCATTCTCTGGTAATAGGTATCCGTATGGCGTGAGGGATACAAAGACTGGAGACATCATCGGATATGGTTGGGATAAGGGCGACGCAATCCTTGATGTCTATTCAGGGTATCCACAGTATTGGGGTAAACATGCGCAGTATGAGCAGTACACCACACCCGGTGGAGAGAATTACCGCGAGATATTGCTCAAGTTACCAAGCCGTAGACCAAGCCTAAAAAACATGAGCAGGGATGAATACAACAAAGCAATTGAAAAAGCAGATTTAGAGGGTGTAAAAGATTACAGAGCAAGCCACTTTGAAGGTGAGACAAACATCCTAGCCCACGCTCGTGTGTCAGATCGTACTGGCCCGAACGGTGAGAAGATCCTGCATGTAGAAGAGATCCAGTCTGACTGGCATCAGAAAGCGCGAGATGCAAGAAACAATGAAATCAAGCGTCTAATGCAATCCGAGGGGATTGACAAAGCTACAGCCAGCAAGCGTGTGCCTGAGAGCTTTGGATATGCTCAATCAGCAACACAAAGAATTAAGGGCGTAGTGCAGCCTGATGAGTATGGCGGTTACAAGGTTGTGTGGGAAGACGGAACATTTTCTGGTGGTTATTCGAAAGAAAGCGCTGAGGCAAAGGCGTTGGAGGGCAAGTCAAACGCAACGAGTGGAGTTGTGCCAGACGCCCCTTTCAAGCAGAACTGGCACGAGCTGGTGATGAAGCGCCTGCTCGATGATGCTGCACGCAACGGCTACGACAAGGTGGTAATCACGCCGGGGGCGGAGCAGGCAAAGCGGTATCGATTAAGTAATGTGATTGACGAAATAAATGTGGTTGGTAGAACGCACGCTGTAACCGGAGAGCGAACAAAACAAGTTGCATTAGACACAAAAGATGGTCGATCTCTGCGGCTTGGGATTGCTAATGACGGAACAATTGACAATGTAAGCGACAGTGCAATTGAGGGTTTTCTTGGCAAAAAGTTAGATGAAGTTGTTGGAAAAGATGTTGCCAAAAACATTATGGAAGGCGGATCGCAAACTATTTCTGGTGAAGGTTTGCAAGTTGGCGGCGAGGGCATGAAAGGTTTCTACGATCAGATCCTGACATCATTCCTGAACAACTACGGCAAGCCTTACGGATCTCGTGTCGGCACGCATAACTTGGTTGTGCCGCCCGAAAATTCCATGGATGTTCAGGGCTATACTTTGGGAGAAGAATATATTCAAGGGCAAAAAACATGGAGTGAATTTCTTGCTGCAAATCCTCGCGCAGCAGAAGAATTTTATATGCCTGTCCACTCATTCGACATTACCCCGCAAATGCGCGAGGACATCATCGGCAAGGGACTGCCGCTATATCAGGTAGCTCCTGTAGGGATTGGTGCAGGCGCTGCGATGCAGGAGCAGCCTGAGGGATATGGTGCTGGTGGGGTGATTAAGAAGGCGGCTAAGGTATTGATGTCGCGAGCCGATCAAGAGGCTAACCTTGCTAAGTTCCTTGCCGATAGCAAGGCACAGATGCGCCTATACCACGGCACGACAGCCACCGAGGGCAACAAGGGTGAAGAGGCCCTACGCCGACTCAAGCCAAGCAAGGAAGGCGTATTAGGTTCTGGCGTGTATTTGACTCCTGATTCTGAATACGCAAGCACCTACACAGGAATTCCAGCCATTAGCCAATTACAGCGCGACATGCAGATTGGAAGCAACTATGCAAAAGAGCATGCTGCTAAATTTTTGGCAAAAATAAATCGTGGAGAGGTGGAAAGCCACGAAGTTGGTGGAAACATACTGCCAGTATTTGCCCAACTCAAGAACCCTTTAATCATTGGCAAGTCAGGCAGGAAGATTGATCCAGCCGCCGAAGCCCTGATCAACCTTGGCATGGATGAGGGGAGCGCCATCAAGCTAGTGGAGAAAGCATTTGAGGAGAAGGGCAACATCGGCAAGCAAATTCAGAGCAGGGCGCAGGCCCAAGGCTATGACGGCATCATGCAGTACCGAGGCGACGACTTGAGTGAGGTGGTGTCCTACAACCCCAACGCAGTTAAGAGCGCAACGGGCAACCAAGGCACCTATGACATCTATAACCCTGACATGAGCAAGGCTGGTGGGGGTTTGATAAAGAAAACTGCTAAGGCGATAAGCGCACTGAAAGGACAGCAGGCTGTGCTTCCTACTGCCGAGTCTGCTTCCAATCTAGAAAAGTTCTTGGCGGACAGCGCGGTAAAGAGTCGTGTATATCACGGAACAATGTCCCCTGACATCAATAAATTTAGAACTCCGGCATACTTTTCTAGCAAAGATGTTGCAAACGAATTTGCAGATCCTAAATATTTGTATGGAACTTCAAAGCTAGAAGAAGGCGAGCATCCGAATGTGTTGCCCGTTTATTTGAATATTAAAAAGCCAAAGGTTTATACGACGGAAGAAGAGTACGAAAAGCATGTAATGGGTTTAACTGGATCTCCAAAAGATTTGGTAAAGCAGGGATACGATGGAATCATCCATGCGCCGGGTGGAAAGTTGGACGATCCCGAAGCATACTTTGTGCCTTTTGAGCCGACACAAATCAAGTCCGCCATAGGCAATCGAGGAACCTACGACATCACTGACCCGGACATCAATATGGCTGGCGGTGGTTTGCTGAAGAAGGCTGCCAAGGCGTTGTTGCCGAAAGGCCAGCAGGCCGTGTTGCCAGCCGCTGAATCGGCAGCCAACCTTGAGCGGTTCCTTTCCTCTTCGGCAGAGAAGCGCCGGATGTATCACGGATCCAAGGAAGACATCAAGGAATTCAAGAATAGAAAAGACATGACGGACGAAAGCAACATGACTGGTCATTACGCCGATGAGCGTGATGCTGTCTTTTTGTCTCCTGAGCCTGAGTTCACCAAGCACTTCTCTCAAATGGGATACACAGACGCAAACCAAGCTCCAACTACCTACCCTGTGTATGTGCAAGCTCAAAGGCCGTTTGATTTTGATAATCCGGCGCATTTGGATCAGGTAAAAAAGACATACCTTGATATGTACCACAACCCTGAATCAGATTTGTTTGACCCTTACTTGCTGCCTTCTGAACGATCTATGGATCAACACACATTCAATAAGCGTGTTGATAGCCTCCCAGAGGACGAAAACAATTGGGCAAAAATTGAAAATCAAAAGTTTCAAGATGTATTGAGAGAATTAAACTTTGATTCTTTCTACACTCGTGAGCGTGGCACTAAAAATCTTGGAATCTATGAACCCAATAGAATCAAGTCCGCCATCGGCAACCGTGGAACATATGACATCACTGATCCTGATATCACGAAAGCTAAGGGCGGTTCCGTATCAAAAGACGCCATGTTTGTGGCTGTCATGAATAAAAAACTGAAGGGAAAGAAAAATGCCTGAAATGCCAATTGACCCAGAGTTTGGGCGTTTCATTGAAGGAATCCAGATGACGCCTGATGGCGGCGCTGAGGTTGAGATGATGGACGAAGAGCCAGAGATCGAAGAGCTGGAGGATGGTTCCGCGGTTGTCCACATGAATGACATGAAGGGGCCGATGGAGGACGAGGACTTCTACGAGAACCTCGCCGAGACGCTTGATAGCAACGAGATCAAGTCCATCGGTATGCGCTACCTAGACATGATTGACCGTGATCGTCAGGCGCGTGAAGAGCGGGACAAGAAGTATGAGGAAGGTCTGAAGCGTACTGGCTTGGGCAATGACGCCCCCGGCGGTGCGAATTTCTTGGGCGCCTCGAAGGTTGTGCATCCTGTGATGGCTGAGGCGTGCGTTGACTTTGCTTCGCGTGCCATCAAAGAGCTGTTCCCGCCAGATGGCCCTGTACGCACGAACATCTTGGGCGATGCCACTGAAGAGAAGACTGACGTAGCCGAGCGTAAGCGCGACTACATGAACTGGCAGTTGACGGATCAGATCGAAGAGTTCCGCGACGAGCAAGAGCAGCTCCTGACGCAGCTTCCGTTGGGTGGCTCGCAGTTCCTGAAGATGTACTGGGACGACAAGAAGAAGCGCCCATGTGCTGAGTTCGTGGCGATCGACAACATTCTGTTGCCGTTTGCATCGGCTAACTTCTACACCGCACAGCGAGTCACTGAGCAGCAGGACATCACTGAGTGGGAGTTCGAGAACCGTGTGCGCCGCGGGCTGTACAAAGACATCAATCTGATGAGCGTGTCGCTTGATCCTGAGCCAACCCACGCTGAGAAGGCGAACGAGAAGATCGAGGGCAAGAAGTCGCAGGAAAACTCTGACGGATTGCGCCGTGTCTACCATGTCTATACATGGCTTGAGCTTGACGATGACTCGAAGACCAAGGGTGAGAGCGCTCCGTACATCCTGATGATCGATGACATCGACAATGAAGTGGTCGGTCTGTATCGCAACTGGGAAGAGGGCGACACAACGATGACCAAGCTGGACTGGATCATCGAGTTCAAGTTCATCCCATGGCGTGGTGCTTACGCAATCGGACTGCCGCACTTAATCGGCGGACTTTCTGCCGCGCTGACTGGCGCCTTGCGTGCCTTGATGGACTCCGCCCACATCAGCAACGCTGCAACCATGCTGAAGCTGAAGGGTGCAAAGATCTCTGGATCCTCGACTCAAGTGGAAGTAACGCAGGTTTCGGAGATTGAGGGAGCACCCGGCGTGGATGACGTGCGCAAGATTGCCATGCCGATGCCGTTCAACCCGCCCTCTCCAGTGCTATTCCAGCTCCTTGGCTGGCTTTCTAGCGCTGCCAAAGGAGTAGTGACCACCAGTGAAGAGAAAATCGCTGATATCACGTCTAATGCGCCCGTAGGAACCACCCAAGCCCTGATCGAACAGGGTGCTGCGGTGTTCAGTTCCATCCATGCACGCCTGCATGACAGCCAGAGACGCGTGCTGATGGTGCTGCAGCGCCTCAATCGGTGGTACTTGGA